GCCAGCCTTCTTAGCTTTATCAGTATTTGCTACAAACTGTTTTCCTTGTTTAGAAGCAGTTTGTTTTTTAGCATCAGTTTTGTCTCGTTCTTCTGGAGACAACTTAGCCCATGCTTTTTTAGGTAGATACCTTTTAGTTGTACCATCTGATTGGATTGCTTTATCTGCCATTATTTTTTACTCATATATTTACCAGCAAGCTTATCAATTTTTTTAGCTTGACCAGCGTGCATTTTGGCACTGCCTTTTAATTGTTTTGAAATCTTTTGTAAATCCTTTTTAGCTTGTTTCATGATTTTTTGTCCTTAGCTTTTTTAGCTGCTGTTGCAGCTTTCTTACCTTTTTCGTATTGATCTTTAGTTTGCCAATCTTCTTTACCCCATTTCTTAAGATCTTTTTGTTTACTAGATTGACCTCCTTTGTAACCACCTCCTTTCTTTTTGTATTCACTAGCAACTAACTGTGCTTTTCGTGCAGACCATTGGCCTGCTTTTCCACCTTTAGTTCCAGACATTACGCGCTTTTTAATTGATTCGCGTAGGCCTGGTTTTGTATATTTAGAGTCGTCTTGTGCCATTACACTCTAGGAATTGGAACAAAAGGCATTTGTTCTTCTCTTTTTTCTTGTCCTCTAAATGGCAGATAAGGACCATAGCGATAAGGAGATTGACCACCAGGGATTGCACCATATCCTCCTGGCCTAAACCCACCTGCTAATAATTGAATATCATTCATATCAGCGCCAGAAAAATAAGGCAAGTTCATCATTCCACCAGGACTTTGCCCTGGAAAATGAGGAAGTTTAAAAACACCACTATTTCCTAAATTAGGATCGCCACCAGAAGGACGAGGCGCACGTCTACGATATATATCAAATGGATCTACAACTCTAGGAATTTCATCCAATATCATTGGTGGACTACCTGGATAATGTCCTGGTCCATCAACTAGTGGACCACTATTTGGAAATGTTGGATAATGATTTAATGGACCACTACCTTGATAAGTTGGGTACCCCATTAGAATTGCCTCCTTGTATTTACATTGGCCATCCCAGGGCCTTTGCTTCCTGGAGATGCAAAAGATGCTGAACGTGTATTGCGTGGAACACTAGCTGATTTTACATCTCCCATTGTTTTCATCCGTTCACTTGAATGTCTAGGATCTTCATGTAAAGGCCCTGAATACTCTGTTGTAAATTGAGCGATTGGATAGTCTGGTTCTTCTTTACTAGGCATCATTAAATTAATATAAGCTCCTGCTAATTCCATTAGTACACACTCTTATTAGCAAAACCCGTATTTTGAGCTTGTGCCATATTGCCAAGTGTACGAATAGCGTCTAATTTATCGTATTGATTTATTTGTTTCTGTGGATTAACTGCACTAAAACGATCAAATGGAAGCATAGGCATAAGTGTACCCATTCCACCGCTGTTTCCTATATTAGGATCACCACCGGAATATCTCATGTTTAGCAAAGCGACTCTTATTATTTTACTCTTCTAATTTTGAATTTAATCTTTGTAAAATAATTCCATCGCCTTTTAAATCCCATGTTAATAAATCGCCTGGTTCCCAATACAAAGTTTCTAGAACTTCTTCTGGAATTTGTAATACTAAATCACCATTAGAATCTTCTTCTAATTCAACGTAGTAGCTCATCTTTGAAGTAATCTTTCCACAAGTTTATCAAGCTTATCATTTATTTCGCGAAATTCTTGATTCATCTTTTCCATTTCACGTAAAAAATCTTGTTTTAAAACATACTCTAAAGGCATACGATCAATACGATCTTCTAGAGCTCGCATACGACCAAATACTTTACTAACAAACCAACCACCACCAGACACTGCAGCGATTGCTACAACAATTAATTGTTCCATTTTAAAAATCCAATTGAAGTTTTCCTCGTTTCATTAGTCCATTGACTAACCAAACTAAAGCATCTACACAGTCGTCATGTGAACTAACACCAAAATTTGTTAGTTCTTCAAACATTGTTGTGAAGTTTCTGTATCTATTAAATATTATTTTACGATCCTCAAACATTCCCATAATTCCTCTAAATCGTGCAAGTTTGTCTGCACGGAATCCTTTAACTGGATGCCAAATAAGATTGTATAAATTTTCTTGGTTTAAACAAACACGTTTGAAGTCTGCTTCTAAAGAGGCTTGATACTGAACAGCTTCAGACCAGATGTCACAAGTTGAATAAGTAGGGAACCAAATACCATTGTCTTGCTTTCCAATAACAGACCAGTCATATAAAAGCTCTTTCATCGCATCTAATTTTTCTAAATTACCCATAACACGTAGTCTTCGGTAATCAATAATATGAATTTTATCTCCTATTCGACCACCTAAAACCATAACCGTATAATCATTTTTTTCTTTTGTTCCAGCTGATAAATCAACTCCTACTCCTAAACAATCAAATTCAGTTGCAATTTCTGCTTTAACTAAAAGTTCTGGTGCCAAAGATAATTCATTTTGTCTGACAATTTGATTCATATATTGAAATGAAAAGGCAATAGGAGCTTGTCTTTTCTTTTCTTTCAGATAATCTAAAGACCACATGTCTGGCCAATATGACTCTTCATCGCCTGTCTCCTCGTTATTTAAGATCGCTGATAGGACGATCTGCATCCAATTATTATTTGGACAGAACGTTGTCGAATGAATATCATCATGACGGAATCGTGTACCCAAACAAATCGCACGGCCCCCTTCAAACATGGTTGGAGCAATCACCGCATTCCAATTATCTTCCATCATCTTTCGAATATCAGGGTTACCGATATCAGCAGCAGACTTCACAGGGTCATCAATAATAACTAATTGTGAACGCTTAGAAGTCACAGATCCTTTGAGACCTGCTGCACACAATGTAAATTGTTCTTCACCTGTTGTATCTATACCAGCAAATTTATGATCAATTGACCAATATTCATTACTGGTTACATTTTTAAGTAGTTTGACTTTAGGAAAAACTTCTTGATATCGTTTAGATTCAATTATTCGTTTAATTGTTGCTGATTTAGATCTAGCAATATCAACTGTATAACTTAGATAAAGAATTTGTAGAGGCTTTCCAGCTTGCGTATGTATGCCAATAGCCCATGCTGTAAATAAACCCAACACAGTTGATTTGGCTGATCCTCTAGGGCCAAGTAAATCAATATTTGGTCCAGCAATTTTAGTTAGACAAGAACTATCTTGATTAGTAACAAGTTGTTTATGCCATTCTTTATGGTGTTCTGCTGGAGGCTTGTCTGCTACGTATTCACAAAAGAACCCAAAATCATCTTTTGCTTTTTTTAAAAGATGTTCATCTTTGCTTTTACGTACACGATGGTTCTTAGCCGCTGCTTGCGCATTACGGCGATATGCTAAATGCAAATGAGACGGCACTATTTCTTAGCTTTATCTTTCTGCAGCTTAGCAGCTTTTGCAGCCTTAAGTCCTTTTTCAGCTGATTCCTTGGCTTTGTCTCCCTTGTCTTCTTTCGACTCCGGGTTGTTCTTCTCGTTCTTCTTCTTGAAGTGCTCCAGGAGCTGAGGCGGCATTTTGTTCTTGGCCATTATTTAAATATTTACCAGCAATAGGTAATCCAGTTTCTGTATCTATATTAGGTTTACTAGATCCTGAGTTTCCAAGAACTTCTTGTAAAGACATATGTCCAGGTGACATTTTGCGATTGCGATTTAATTCACTGACCATTTCTCCAGCACTTCTGGAGGTGAATTGCATCGGTTGTTCTTCTTGCATGATTAATCTTCTTCGTATTGAATCCTAGCCCAAACACTCATTGAAGCTTCATGTAAGGGTCCTTCGATAGGATCATCACGAAAAATAGATATAATTTCACGCATCGCTCTATCAGCACCTGCCATCAAGAGTCCTTTACGGTCACGCGAAGAAACAAAAGACTCAACTTGGGCGATAGTGGAACGCAATTCTTTTTGCATAGCAGCAATGCGAGCCACACCGGAATCACGCTTAACAGCATAATTTTCTATGTCTTCGCGTAGTTTACGAATATCTTCTTGCATTTCCTGAATTTCGTTAAGGAGTATTGCAAGATGATCTGGTTTTTCATACGCGCCATTAAACCAAGCATCACAAGCTGTGATACTACCTTTGTAACCCAGGAATCTGGAGTACAAATAAACCTGAATTAAGGAATAAGTATCAGCAGCAAAAGATAAAAAAGATTCTTTTATTGCTGTATCTTGATTCTCTAGCCAGTGCTCAAAAACTTTAGCTTCAAGATCAGAAAGTGTAAGATGACTTTGCTTGCCTATAGTCCCTTGCTTCATCGCTTTCGCGGAAGTCCTGGGCCTGGCGAGCGGAAGTCCGCTGTTCTGTTGCTCCTTTGCCAATTGTTTGTCGCTCTTGGTCACCAGCGTCCTCCATTTTCTTCTTACTAAACTCGTAGGCTACACCGGCTGCATCACGGTACTTTTGCAGGTCAAACCAATCATCTGACGATTCATCATAGCTTCCACCTGTACCAGTACCGCCCGTAGCCATTTTATTAAACCTAAAGTTTTAGATCAGAAGTTGCTCATCATGGAAGCTAAACCACCTGCATAGATGTCACGACGACCTTCAACAGACTTTTGACGTTGCTGTTGCTTTTTAGAAGTAGTCAGACGATTCAACAATTCTTGAAAATTGTCTAAATCCACTGTGGGATTTTCGTTGTAATCTCCACCTGTTCCGTCAGACATGAATAAAGTTAATCACTTTAATAATTATATTACTTCCTAACTCCAGAATCCCGCCATTAATGAACCATAGATTTGTCCTTCTTTTGCTCTAGCTGCTTTAAATTTCTCAAAATCAGATTGGATATTTGCACGCTGTACATCATATTCACCCTGTAGTTCAACACGTTCAGAAGCATAGGTTCCTTGAATATCAGCTACATCAGTCAAGCCAGTGTTAACAATTGCCTGCAAGTCAACAGCACCTTGATTTTTTAAACCTTGAACTTCTGCTGCACTTTCTTTTCCAACATCTGCAAGATACTTTCTCCAACGTTCTTCAGAATCTGATGTGTATTGTGCAATATCTAAATTACGATCTGCTGCATATTGTGTGCCTTGTAAGCCTAGTTGTGCAGCATAATCATTTGAATCTGAAATTAATTGTTGAACAAGAATATTATTTGCACCAACTGCATTTGCATAATTTACATTTTGCTGACCTTTAATTGTTTCTAAACTTTCTGCACCAAGTTGATCAAACATGGCAGGCGTCATGCCTGGGCCAAGATCACCATAAAACTGTGTTAAATAAGCTGTGCCATCATCTTCTACAACATTTGTTATTTCACCTCCTCCAAAATCACTAGGCCCACTTGATTTGGAATAATCTCCAAAGTTTTTTGCTTTGTCTGCAGCTACATATGCTTTGTCTCCTACTACACCTTCATAACCTTTTGCACCTGACTCAGCTTTTGAAATAAATTTTTCGGCATCTGACTGTGATCCTCCTGCCTCTCCAAAAGCTCGAATATCTCCAGATGAAATTTTGTTGTCTGATGCGTACTTATCAAGAAAGTCTTTATATGCGCTCATTTGTTACCTATGCGAAAGATGCTGTAAGTTTTGCAGAACTAGGAGATTTCATTGGCAATCCAAATACATTATAAGTTCCTGATTTAGAACCATCTGGATTACGTACTGCTCTTCCATAATACGACTGAGCCATCTCTTCGTATTGATTTAACGGTCCTTTAGCTGCACCTTCTAATGTATTTGCAAGACGTGAATTCAAGAAACTATTAAATTGCATTGGACTTTTATTTTGACCCATGCTATCTGCAAGACTTCTGTAATATTTATTTTCTTTCTTGGTGGGAGCACGATAAAAATTAGTGGCAAATGCATCTTCAACTAAATCTCTTTGTGTATCTCTACTTACATTTGCATTTAATAATGAAGCAAAATCTTGAGTGCCAAAAAACTCACTAGTGGGAGATAACTTACTTTCCATAAACTGCATTGCAGTAAATGGATCTGTATTGCCTGATTGTACAGAATCGTTTAAAACACCAAATACATCTTTTGCTCTAGCACTATCTTTATAATCTTCTTCAGCATCAAAGAAAACATTCTGCGAATAATTTTCTAAAAACTGACTGCCTGGTGTTTGATAACCTAATAAATAATCTAATAATTGATTCTGTTGAGCCTGAGCACTTCCTCCTCCAGATATACTACTTTCTTCATCATCACCCAAAAGATTAGAAGTAAGTGCCCCAACAGCAGGTCCTGCAATAGGACCAATACCAGGTATAAAAGATGCTGCTGTACCAAGAACTGCAGGAGCAGCATCCTTAACAACATCTCCAATGAAATCAAAAAACCCCATTACTTACCTCCTGGTTCTTCCATCATCGCATCCCAAAATCAAACACCATAAATCATGTTGCTTAATCGAGCAATAGATTGTGGACTTTTGCTTCCTGCAAGTTTCATTTTAAAATCTTGTGCATTTTTTTCACGAGCTAAATTAGTTTGATTTAACTGTTGCGCACGAAGAATTGAAGTTGTTTCTCTATTAAGTTGTGCGTCTTCTCCAAGCAATGATGCACCTGCTGCAATTAATTGACCTTTAATACCTAAACCTTGTCCTACAGCAGCCGCGAAACCAGCAGATTGTGTAAGATTTTCAGCCAATTGATTACCAGCTTTTTTTGCAGTTCCAAGAGGATTATCTGCACCTCCACCACCGAATAATCCCCCTCCTAACCGATTTAAAAAATTTTCAAAAGTAAATGCATCAGCATTGCTTGATCCACCTATATCACCAAAAATAGTACCTGAAAAATCATACGGACTTGGTGTGCCATACGTTCCAAAATCATATGAGGGCATGTTCTCAGGAGATATAAATCCACCCCCATAATTAATATCAGGAAGGTTATCTAATTGATAATAATCAGTCCCAAAAGTAAGAGGTTGATTATATAAATCATTAAACCCACCAATAGAAGGCAGTCCTGTAGAAGACATTTATACAAGCCCCCTGTAATACCCACTCATTCTAGGCTTCATTGCACTTGCTAAATTTAAACCTGTAAATGAATTGCTAGCTGCGCTTACTGCTTCAGGCAGATAAGCAGCTTGAGAAGCACCTACAGTCATAAACATTTGTGGTCCAGTTTTGTATTTAAAAGAAGCCTTACCAGCTGCCTCTAAATTCTCAAGTCCCATTTTTTGATTGCGTTCTGCAACACGTAAAAAATAAGGTTCAGTTGCTTCTAATTTTTTTCTTAA